CCTACGCATTTGTTTAGCTGTCATCCCTGCACCGACAGTACTATTCGTATTCCTTCTTTTTTTAGTTGACATTAAGACCTCTATTGGCTAAACGACCCTTTACTCCACCAGCTTTTTCAGATTTTTTCAGAATCTCACCCCAGCCTGGATGTTTGTTGGTGAGTTTGTCTTTCCACTCCCCAACTTCTCCCACGCCTGGCACTGTTGATGGATCTGAATAATCTCTATCCCATTCGGGATTGTCAGTTTTCCATTGATCCCAATCATGAATACTCATTACAACTTCTTTCTGTTCACCAGTTGTTTTGTTAACTACAGGGTATGTTGCCATTAAGTTTCTTCTCCGTGAAGTTCTTTTTTAATTTGTTTGCGAATCTCGACCACACCATTTCTCCATTCTAATGCTTCAGAAACGATTGGAAACTGTTCTATGAATACAGTTTTACATGCCTGTGCAATGTCCATATGTTCCTTCTGAGTTCCATGAGCGGATCTCAATTCAATATAATGAATCCATGATCTACAAGAACCTGTCATATAGATTCTTGTCGGTGTGCAAAGTGGTAAGACCATTCTGGCACATTCTTTTGCAACTCCCTCCTCTAGCATCTGTTGATACAAGGCAGTCGCAGAGTCAAACAAAGTCTTCATTTGTAATTCTAACTTCTGTTTGACAAACTCATCAAGATCGTCTGTAGAGTTTTGACGATTCTTTAAATCTTGTTTCCTAAGACTAGGAATAGGAATGATTCCCAATTGAGTACTATCAGCATACCGTTGAGAGAACTCTTGAAAAGTAAATGACCTGTGACGGAGTATCTGTGCTGCAATGGCACGAGTTGTCTCTATCTCAAGAGTCATACTAGATTGTTCAAATACTGACCAGTGTTGATGTTTGATACAATATTTGAGAAGTCCAGCAAACTTTTCATTGTCCTGATTGGCAGGGTTTGAAACTCTGGCAATATGTGCCATAGTCTTTTCTGCGTCAGGTGTTACTGTTATTAATTTTACGTCCATTAAAGTTCTTCCTGATCAGCATAAGTGACACGGTGTTCACCATCATTAACATAGGCAGTAGGATCAGAATAAACTTCCGCTTCCAACTCCTCAATAACAGTTTTTAAATTCTTAATGATTAGTTTTAGATGGTTTTTGTCCATATCAAATAAAATAATTAAAGTTGATTACTACTCTTCGGGAAGTATCCGTAGTGGTTACTGCCCTATGTTTTTCGTTAGAGTCAAAAATGATAAGTCTATTTTCAACACTATTAACTTTCATACCATTGCTTTCAAACTCAGCTTCAGCTACGATTTCAGGACCAATACCATCACCAGGCAAAACTACACCATTACAACAATTCCAAGCAATCTTAATACTTAGAAAGAGTTCTTGAATTTTCTTGAACTCTTCTTCAGCTAAAAAATTATCAATTAATTCATAATTCATCTTGTACTTGTTCTGCCTCTTTCATCAGTTGCGTCACAAATTTTTCTGTGCCATCCATCATTTTAATTTGAAAGAGATTAGATTTCATATATTTCTTTGTCTTCTTATATTTCTTGATGAGTTTTTTATACTCATCTTGATTCATTTCTATTTTACCTTGTTTAGCGTCGCCAGAGTATTTACTACCAGCAACATTCCTCTCATCAACCATTTAGTATGTCTCCCTCGAAGTTCATCATGGCAAGTAAGGTATCATAAGGAATCCATGCAGGCTCTTCATTCTCGAACTGCACTTCTACTTCTTTGATATTCTTCTGTAAGAATCTACTGTATGAGGTTCTCACATTCTTCACAACACTCATGGGATTAATCATTTACGTTTCCTTTGAGATGGTTTGGATGAACTTTCTTTCTTTGGTTCTTCTGGATTCCAAAGTTTAGGATTTAAGATACCAGCAGTTTGTTTCCAACCTTTCAGGCCCGTTTTGTACTTGTCATAGTAGTAATCAAACATTTCTACCTGTTTTTGGCACAACGTTATATCATAGAAGACTTTATCTTCCCCATTTTCCTTATCAACATAC